GTTCCCGAAATTCCAGATCGTCTCTCTGTAAGTCTCGTTTGAACCTCTCGCAAGCCGCAATCACTTCTGCTCCTGCGATTATTTCCCCCGAAATAACCTCATCAGCGTATTGTTCTGCGATTTTTCGAAAGTGCTTCATACCAATTTTGCGAGTAGTTCTTCAAACTTCCCTTCCTGTGGGTCTTTCACCACATCCGCATTTAATTTCTTGTACCCTGAAGGGGTCAATCCTAAGTCTCGCCAATAGGAAAGTGCTTGTGCGTTCAAATCCATCATCGCCATCAGTGCAGGATGCTTCATGATGTTCTTTGCCCCTGCTTTGTTGACATGGGTAACAATGACCTGAGAGCCGCCTTTCTCGAAGAGTTCTTCGGCATTGTCCCTTGCTTCCATGATCCCTGCGAGGGTGCGGATGGTATCATCGAAAAACTCTCGGTAAGTCCCTGCATCCTCACAGCACTTTCGTATGCGATTCTCCCACAATTCCCTTGTCATGTTGCGTAGATTGTTAAAAATTTAACCCAGTCCCCAGAATTTGGGCTGTGTATATAAAAAGCCCCGGGCCATTGGTCTACCCAGTGCCTTTCCGTTTTTCCGAGGTGGGCGGGGTAGTCCTGCGTAATAATTTCCATCCTTCCTCTGTCAGATCATTCGTGAATCGGTCGTGTAACTTTCCATGCACTTCATTACATACTGATATCAAATTCCACGGACAGTATGCATACTCAGGATAATCTGATAAAGGGTATATGTGATGTACTGTATCGGCTTGTATCCTTTTGCCGTATCTCTTTGATATCTGACAAAGGTATCCGTCTCGCCGAAGAATTACATCACGTAGGTGTTGCCATTTCTTTGATTTATAAAATGTCTTATCGTTCATGCGCTGACAAGTTCAGCTTTCTTTCCTGTCAGTGTTTCCCATCTTTCGATTATTACATCGCAATAATGCGGATCAAGTTCTGCCATGTAGCATTTACGGTTTAATTGTTCACAGGCAATTAGTGTTGATCCACTACCGCCGAAGCAATCCACAATCAATTCAGCTTTGTCTTTCGCTTGCTGAATCGCCCATGCTATAACCTCGACAGGTTTCATTGTTACGTGCAGTTTTTTCTCGCCGCCCCAATGATGTGATATATGCCGAATGTTTCTTCCGAAGTTTGACCATGCCAACTCGCACTCGCTGAATGACAGTCCATCATTCTTTTTATGCCACACAAGCCAATCGTTCGATATCGGCAGAACATCGGTGAAGTAGTTCCCCCCCCCATATACAGATATTGTCTGCGAGGGTAAATGCGACAGATATATCAGGTCTTTCGGAATCCCAATCCTTCCCTCGATAGAATTCTTTTGCCCCTGTTCCCATCGTCATTTTTTCAGCATTAATTCCATACGGCGGATCTTCCATCACCATATCGGCCCTCTGTCCGTCCATCAATCTGTCGATAACATTCACATCCGTGCTGTCACCACAGATCAATCGATGGTCGCCAAGTTTCCACAGGTCGCCGAGTTTGCATCGGGCTTCGACATGATCTTCGTCAATCTCCGCTTCGTCAATCTGTTCTGGTATATCCTCAATCTCGATATCGAATCCGAATTGTGACATATCCAGTTCTTGCAGGTTGTCCAGTTCTGCCGTCAGGATTTCCGGGGAGAAATCGCTGTTCATCGTTAGTTTGTTGTGAACAAGGGTATAAGCCCTTCTCTGTTCATCCGTAAGGTGATCGAGCCTTATCACTGGAACTGTTTCCAATCCCATCTCGGATGCCGCAATCAACCGTCCGTGTCCCTCAATGACAGTGCTGTCCTTCCAGATTGCGATTGGATCGTCAAACCCGAATTCCTCAATGGATTTCTTTATCTGTTCGATCTGTTCTGCCGGGTGAAGCTTTGCATTGTTCACATACGGTTTTAATTCCGATAAAGGCAGATATTCAATTTTCAATTTCATTTGTTATCCCCCGAATCTCCCCATAAATAATCCTGCCGACCGAAGCCGGCAGGAATACCAAGGAGAACATCAACAGAAAAAGAGCAGGTTCAATTCCTGCTCTTCACCGATACCATTATATCACTGTATTATTTCTCATTTTTCTCATCTTTCATCAAATCACGAAGATGTGCAATTCCCCTGTTCCGCAGTCTGTATGTGTGCTTGTCTGAATAGTTGATCTCCTGACAGATTCTCTTGATCGGATATCCGCTGACATAATATCCCATCAGGACAATCCGTTCGTTGAGGTCATCCAATCGGGAAATGATTTCCTCTGTCTCGGATGCGATCAGGGCTTTCTTTACCTGCAATTCCCGGATGGATTTTTCAAGGTCGATCACTCGCCCGGCGATCTCGGACAGCTTGTCGTCCGGGCTTGTCATTACCTTGTCACCATCGTAGGTAATCGCCTTCGGAAGCAGGCATGATTCCAATGTATCCTTCAGCATCGTTTTCAGCTTTATCAATTTCGATATCTTCCTGACCCTCAGGAGAATTGCTTTCACTTCGTTGTTCGTCATTCTTCTTCTTTTCCTTCAACAAATCTCGTCTGTGACGGATAAATATTTATCGTGCAATGGTGACAGTTCTTTACCGTAACCTGTGCAGGAAATCCGTCATAGGCTTCCGCAAGTGTTTCGATCTTTTCTGTGGCTTCGTCAAAGCCTTCGGTTTCGATATTGATCCTGTAATTGCTTTCACTCATCTATGTTCTCCTGTTATACATTTCAATCGCCTTCTCGGGATGCAGGTTCGCCGTCTCCTGATCGAAGCTGATCATTGCTCCGCACTCGGCATAATTGGTACAGGTGAAAAATAATAGTCCGCCGATTCCTTCAGCTTCCCTTACAGGGCATCCACAGAACGGACAGGGCTTCAATTCTTTTTTAAGTTTTATTTTCATTCCTTCTGTCTCCAAATCTCATAGTGCATCCAGTTCCTTCATCAGGTCTGCACGTTCATCTTCATATTTCATTAAGACCGCATTTAAAAACTCCGGGAGTAACCCCATGTGTCGTATTTCCGTGTAAGAGAATGAACGACCTTCGCGTATTGCCATATCCCACTGTGCTGTATCACTCGTCTGTATTATGTAGGTGAGTTCTTGAATATGTGCCTCAACCTCGTTCATTTTCGCTATGATTTTCTTTGCGCTTTCATACGTTTCTCTCGTCATACTTCTTTCCTTTCTGCCATTACCTATACCAAAGCCTCTTATACCAAAGCCTCTTTTCTTTTGGTGATAAATACTTGCCAAGAAAAAGAGTATATTTCTTGCGGACTCTTCTCTTTCTGCCGAGCCACCATTCATAGCTTTTCATTCTTCTTTCCTTTCTGCACGGCTACAAAAATCGGTGTCTTCCTTATCGATTTCTTCCATTGTGTTTCCATGAAGGTCGGTGCAATACCACAACCCGTCCTCATCCTGCGCACCGTATTTACAGTCTTTGCAGTGGATTATTTCTCCGGCAGGGAACATTTTTGCTTCTGCTTCAATCATGAATTTCATTGTTTCGGCGATCTTCTGCCACAAAACGGATTCATGCTTCTCGACTACCGTGTCCAGTGTTGCAATGAAGTGATCTACATCAATTAAGCGCATCCTTCTTTCCTTTCCTGTGCATCCTTAAACCCTTGCCTGTAACCATCTTTAAAGCCGTCAGTATAAAGCGATGTCGGCGGTTCTGCGGAAGGCATAGATTTTACAAGGTTTGCAATCCGTTCTCTGCTGTCTAGCCTGTCTCGCCAAACGTGTTCAATCAGTTCATCAGCATCAATTAGGCGCATCCTGTCTCCCCTTTTTCTGTTGATATTCACTTCCGCACTTCCACCCCTCGCCAAAAGCCGAATCCCATTTATCATCAAAATATAGGATTGTATTTATGGCTCCCACAGCACAAACCCCAAGTATAAATCCCAAAGCCAAGGATAATAAATCAATCGTTATCTGCATCCTGTTTCCTCTCCGCACGACCGCAAAAATTTTGCTCCGAAACAAATACTCTCTTATCCTCGGGATATCCAACGTTATAATCTCGACAGCACCTTCCACCAACATTGACCCCATACTTTGAGTTCACCAAATTAGTACCAAGAATATCAAATGCATCTTTTGGCATATCACTGTATTCATATCGCACTCCATCCTTTTCAACGTGTTCGGGGTCATAATAGATGCAGTATTTGCAGTGGATGATTTCGGGCTGTGCGGGTGGCATTAACAACGCTTTTACTGCCATTGTTACGGCTTCTTGTGTTTGCTCTGATGTTCCTAACACATCGCCTGTTATGATTCTAATTGCTAACTCTTTTGTCATTCTCCCAACCTCTCATGTCTGCCCCGCAGTTAGGGCAAAATTTATAATCATCAATGTAGTTGATAAGCCCATGGCTATAGTCCCACATTACAAAGAATCCGCATTTATTACAGTGATAACCATCTGCGCCATACTTGTTCTCGCCATATATCCACTTCCCCTTCTTTCTTCGTGACTTTGCGGGAGGGAGTTTTGTTATTTTTTCAATAGCGTCAACTACAAACCTGCATTTTCTTACTTCTTTTATCGCCGCCTTGCGGCTTATAAGATCATCCATTGCCTTTCCTTTCCTTGCCTGTTTTCCCCCTGAATGGTTCTGGAAGCGGTCTCCATGCAGTGATATAGTCCTCAAGATTCCCCCAACAGTCACCATCGTGCCAATATTCCGCAGTGCATACTTCCAGATCATCATGATCCCAATCAACCGTAACAAGGACAGGCTTATCGTTTTCTGGTAATCTTTCCTCAACAGGAATCCATTCGTTTGATGTGGTCAGCTTTGCGGATAGTTCCTCTATAGTGTCGGCGGCTTCGAAAAGAATTTTTGTGAGGTCGCCCTTTTCCTGTCCTATCGCCTTTTCCATCGCTTCGCCCAGTTTGGCAAAGGATCGCAGTCTTGCAATCAATTCTGTTATAGTGTTCATTCCATTTCCTTTCTCCACCTGACTTTCATTTCGGTAATCGGTAATTCCATTTGCTCATACCGTTGCCCTGTCCAATGCGTTTTCCCGGCTTCTCCGTCACATATCCACCCCGAAGCACGAAGGCTTGCGCCGTTTTCTGATTTCAGCGTGTATGTGATTATCCGTCTGTATCCAAGGGCTTTCGCGGCTCTCCATGCCGCACCGTAAAGCATTGTGCAAGCATTTCTTGTGCCGTCTGTGCAACAGCGGTTTACTTCAAGGGTTTCGCCATCATCCAGATATCTTCCGACAGGTCGTCCGACCATTACCACACCGCACAGCTTCTCGCCGTCATATACTGCGATTGAGAATTTGTGTCCTACAGGTGGTTTATTGTGTCTGTGGTTCTCCCTCACAAAGTCTTGTGCTTGTCGGAAGGTACATGGTTTTAACTTAAGCATTGCTTTCGCCCTCTTCATACGGCGGAAAACTCATCTTCAGTGCGAGTTTCTTGTAACACTTATCACATATCCACATTGTCGGAAGTCTGTACACCTTATCGTGGTTAATTCCTGCATACCTGCGGAATGTCATTGTCTGATAATCCTGATTTGTGATTTCATTGTTGCACCAATCACAGGTAACTTTCATTATTCTGCTCATCGTTTTTCCTTTCTGCCCTGTCCGCTATATCTTTTCCAAATATCCGCTTAAAGTCATTCGGCATAAGCCTGATATATATCCATTTACGTTCACACGCACCGCAATACTCCGCATCACCGCTATGTCTTTTGTATGGATATACTTCCCATATCTGCCGCTTATCAAACGAAATAATAGACCCTTCACAGTTTTTTGCCTTGACAAGCGTGTGCTCCCTGTTTCCATCATCACCCCACAATATTATTGATGCAGATTCAACAGGATGAACCTTTATAGGCTTTTTCATTGCCTTTCCTTTCTGCTGACCTTACTTCAAATCATCCTCGTATCTTTCCAGTAAATCAGACAATCCCTTGTTGATCTTTCGGATTTCTTCAACCGCCTCTCTCAGCGTGAATTCCCCTTCGCTTATCTTCTTCATGCTGAGAATTCCCGACAGTCCACGCAGAGCCCCGGAAAGAGTTCCGTAATATCCCAGTGTATCGAATACCCGGAATTCCGCTTCCCTGCCG